GTTTTATATTTTAATTGGAAAACTTGGGAAAACAACGTATATAAAATAAAAGAAACTTCTACTGGCGCAGAAAAAGCAATTCCTAAAGACGATTCATTTGATCCACCTAAGGATAAAAGAACACGTTTTCAGAAAGTAGCTCAAGCTAGAGAGGTTATATATGAGGGAGCCTTTATATTAGGAACTAAGGAGTTATTGAAGTGGGAAAAAGCTACTAATATGATTCGACCATTATCTAATACAAATAAGGTAATGATGAATTATATAGCTAGTGCTCCAAGACTTTACAAAGGCAACATAAATTCTTTAGTGTCTAAAATGACACCTTATGCGGATTTATTGCAATTAACACATTTAAAACTACAGCAAGCAATACAAAGAATGACACCTTCAGGTGTTTATTTAGATGCTGATGGTTTAGCTGAAATTGATTTAGGAAACGGTACAAGTTACAATCCGCAGGAAGCATTAAATATGTATTTCCAAACAGGATCTATAATTGGGCGTTCACAAACTGTAGATGGTGAAATGAATCCAGGCAAAGTGCCTATTCAAGAACTACCTGGAGGTGGTGGCAATCAAATTCAAATATTAATAGGTGCATACAATCAGTACATACAAATGATGCGTGATGTTACTGGTTTAAATGAAGCAAGAGATGGTTCTGATCCAGATCCTAAAGCTTTAGTAGGTGTTCAAAAGCTAGCTGCAGCAAATAGTAATACAGCAACTAGACATATATTAACTAGTAGCATGTTTATTACCACAAGTTTAGCAGAAGCAATTTCTTTACGATTTAAAGACGTATTAGAATTTCATCCTTCTAAAGAAGCTTTTATAACAGCATTAGGTAGGTTTACTGTAGGGTCTTTAGAGGAACTAAAAGACTTACATATACATGATTTTGGTATATTTCTAGAGTTAGAACCTGACCAAGAAGAAAAGCAAATGCTCGAAGCTAATATACAGGTAGCACTTTCACAAGGAAGTATATTTTTAGAAGATGCTATTGATATAAGAGAAATAAACAATACAAAATTAGCCAATCAACTTTTAAAGTTTAGAAGAATTAAAAAACAACAAGTTGATCAAGCACAAGCTCAAGCAGCAAGTACAGCGCAGGCAGAAGCACAGGGTCAAGCTCAAATTGTTGTCGAGCAAGCTAAAGCTCAAGCAGAACAAGTTAAAACAGAATCTAAAATACAAGTTTCAACAGCTGAAAACGAATTGTCTATTAAAAAGATGGAAGTTGAAGCTAGAACAAAAAGAGAACTTATGCAATATGAGTTTGATTTAAATGTTCAATTAAAACAATTAGAACTACAAGCTCAAAAAGAATTAGTAGAAAAACAAAGTGAAACTCAAAAAGAAATAGCTAACACAAAAGTTAGTGCATCTAAAATAACCGGCCCACCAGACACAGGTAAGCCACAAAAATCTTTTGAATCTAAAGGTAATGACGTTTTAGGAGGTTTTGATTTATCAAGATTTGAGCCTAGATAAAACTATTTAAACTATTTTATTATATACAATTATGGAAGAACAAATTAAAGTTAACGCTGTAGAAGATAATACACCTCCTGCAACACCACAAGAAAAAGAAGCTGCTGTTTTAGAACAGGCTATTAATGAAGGTTCTGTTGATGAATCATATGGTCTACAGGAAGATGGCGTTTACAAAGTAAATTTAGACAAACCACCAACAACCAAAGAAGATGCCATTCAAGAGCAAGAAACAGAGAGCGTATCTGTGGGCGATGGAGCCGAAGATAGCCCGGAAGTGGACGAACAAGTACGGGAGCAAGATACAAAAGAAGAAGACAAAGAAGAAGAAGTAAATGATGATTCACCATTAGAATTAATTAATGATGAACCAGAACAAGAAGTGCATCAAGAAGAACAAGAGATACAACAAGATGTACAGCAAGAAGTAAAACAGGAAGAACCTAAAGTAGTTTTACCTGAAAACGTAGAGAAGTTAGTTAAGTTCATGGAAGAGACTGGAGGATCGGTAGAAGACTACGTAAGTCTTAATCGTGACATTTCTAAAATGGACAATACAACTTTACTAAGAGAATACTACAAGAGTACTAAACCTCATTTAGACGCAGATGATGTTGATTTTTTATTCAATAAAAATTTTGCGTATGATGAAGAGACGGATGATCCGTCAGACGTTAAAGCTAAGCAATTAGCTTTTAAAGAAGAGTTATATAATGCTCAGAATCACTTTAATACTAGTAGGGAAAAATACTACGCTGATCTTAAGTTAAGGAAGCAAGATAGTGTTGCTCCTGAATATATTGAAGCAATGGACTATTATAATAACTCTAAGCAACAATCAGAAGAATATAATAATCTTCAAAAAGAGTTTATTGAAAAAACAAATAAAGTTTTTAACGATAATTTCAAAGGTTTTGATTTTAAGGTCGGAGAAAACAAATACAGGTTTAAAGTAGATAACACAGAAAAAGTTAAACAATATCAATCAGATATTTCAAATTTTATTAATGAATTTGTCGGTGATGATGGAGCTGTAGC